GGAGTTATATCATTATAAGTGGTTCCATCAGCAACATAAAATTTAAGATGAGTTCCTATCCCTAGATAGTTTGTGCCAGTAGCTGAAGAATAATTATACAAAGATCGTGCTGTCCCTAAGAAAGTGTTGCTTGAATATTTAGCCCAACCACCTATTTTTTCTGGATGCCCAGAACGAAAACGAATTTTATCAGAATTATACCAACCAAATTCATCGGTGTATGATGTTCCCTCTTTGTCTATTCCGGGTTTAAATTGATATTTTAATAATGGCATTTATTTCTCTTCTTCGTCAATATCTTTGTAATAACCAACAATGTGTAATATTTGTTCTATATATCGGGTAACTTCGCCCATTGTCATGCTTAAATTCTCATAACCTTGGGAAGTCAGTCCATAATACGCTACTCTTGGCTCTTCGCCAGCCTCAATTGCCTCTAAATAGGCTTGCATTACATCTGGAGAGAGTATTCTCCACTCAATTGCAGCCGATTCAATGGGTTCAGGGAGTGGCGGATGGTAGATTGGTGTTCTTTTTGCCACACTGACCACTTCCACAGGCTTAACTTGTGGTTGTTGGTTGGCTCTGTCCCCAAATAAAGAGAACGAAGAGCAACCGTTAATTAGCAGTAGCGGTATTATCAGCAGCTTTTTCATCAAATTGGTCTGGATTGGTTATTGTGGTTAAGTTAGCCACTACTCGGGCACTGGCTTTATTGATCTTGCCCTCTAATAACGCAGGTTTGGCTAGTGCCATACCTTCAAGATTATGTTTAGCAAACTTATTTCTTAGGTTGGTTACTTGAGCTTGGCTTGCAGAGTATTGGGAGTTCAGGTTTTGAATCTGCGCTTGAGTCTTTTTAGCTGATTCAAGGGCTTTTACAATCTGTTCGTTTTGTTCTTGGATGGTTCTTTCGAGTACCGCTTGATTGCTAATAGCGGTTTGTAGTTCTATTTTTGCTTTGTCCAATTTAGTGAACACAATCGCATTAATAGAAACAGAGACAAACAAAAGTCCCCCTAAAACTAGAGCCAGTTTCATTTATCTTTTTTTATTTTGACGTTTACAGTTGTGTAAGCCTCATTAATATCAGGTGTTGACTTATCATCACCGACATATTTGCCTTCATCATCCCTGGCACGAACTGTTTTTTCTTCGATACCTAAAAATGTTTCTTTAAACCACTTACTTAAACCAATAGCCATATTATCCTCCTTTTTTTCTACTAAATGACCTATTCTTCCTTTTTGGAACAATCCTTAAATTACTTTTTTTACTATTGAGAGGGTTTCCATCCACATGATGAACGTCCATACCATCTCCTTTTCTCACCCTTCCTTGTTTTTTTAATTCATTTCTGCTTTTATTTCTTGACGCCCTATTAATCTTTTGTTCTGGCCTTGAATGATAATTTTTATATTCGGCGGCGTAGTCTCTTTTCTTAGCAGTCATTTATTCTTTTTCACCCTTAAAGCTCTTTGAGCTACCCGATGTTCCTGCATAAAGACCGAACCATGCAGCCCCTGCACCGACAACAATAGAGATTAAACCCGATTGTTCAAAACTGGGTTCCGGTAAATCCATAAACCAGAAAGTTGTATAATACAGTAGGTACATATAAACCGATAAAAACACTCTAGGAAAAATCCTCCAGCTATCAACGGCTTGTGCTACGAAGATAATTTTTTGATAAGGGTTATTATTAGTAACATCTTCCAACTCCCTGATCTTGTCTTTAAGGCCACCGATCTCTTCAATCATGGCCATGAACTTGTTAAGGTCCATTTCGACTTCATTTCGATCCATGTCGCCACCAAATCTTCCGCTAGGATAATGGTCATCACTCATAATTCACCTATACTGTATACACGTCCAAGGCATCAGCCTTGCCTTTAACTTTAATTGTTGTTATTAAGTTTAACTTAAATTTTGTAAATTGAGCAGTATTTTTGCCTATGAGCAAATCAACACCCACCTCTTTGGTCGCCGATTCAAGTCGTGCTGCCGTATTTACCGCATCGCCAATAGCCGTATAGTCAAACCGACTATCGCTGCCCATATTGCCAATTACCGCCTCGCCTGAATTAATACCGATACCGATAGCAACGGGAGGCAATCCTTTAACTTTAAGCTCTTTATTTAGCTCTTCCATATTTTTCATAATGTCCAAAGCACAATCAATCGCTAAATCTTCATGGGTAGGCTGGTCTAAAGGTGCATTAAATATTGCCATCATTGCATCGCCTATGTATTTATCCACCATGCCTTCGTATTTCTGCACCGATAGTTGTTGTGCGGTCAAGGCCCGGTTCATAATATAAGTCACGTCTTCGGGCGGTAATGACTCAGACATGGAGGTAAACCCTCTAACATCGGTAAACAAATAGGTCGCGTATCTTTTTTCGCCGCCCAATTTAAGCAGTTCTGGGTTGTCCTGTAGTTTTTTTACCTGTCTGGGATCAAGGTAGTGTTCAAACTGCTTTTTAATCTCTTGTCTGAGCTTATACTGCTCTCTAAAATTCAAATAAAACGCTATAGACCCTGTAATAAACCCGGATATTAATGACCAGGTAACATCAATTAACAAATTGGACTGAATTAAATAATACCCTGAATAAGCAACAGCGCCGTTTAACATTAAAAAGAAGAACAGCCCCCAAGTTACACCAAAAAAGTTTAAGAAAAACCAAACCAGAACCGTTGTGGTTAAATATATCCCTAACTCAACGAGTAACGCATAATCAGGAATTAACGGACTGTCTTCTATTAAAATGCTTTCAGACAACGCTGTTTGTATTTTGTGTGGTTCTAAAAGACCCGCAGGCGTTGCTATTTGAGGCATAACCCCTTTTGCTGTGACACCGACAAACACAAAACGATTTTTAATAAGCTCTGTGCTTTTAATCTCTGTTAGAGAAAATTCAGGTGTGTTGACCCAACTGATCCATTTTCTACCCAAGGTATCGGTCTTAACTGGCGGCAGGCCCTTAACTCTAATCTCTTGTATACCTGCTTCTGAAGTTTTTATTAGGTAGGTGTCCGCACCAGTTAAAACTTTTAGAACCTCTGTGCCGTAGGCAGAAACCCATCCGTCAGGGGTTCTTAGTAATAATGGCATACGCCTCACCAGTTGGTCAACCTCGGTTGGTGCAACCGCAATCCCTTCATAAGCTGCTTCTCGCAGCAACGGAATGTTTTGTACCACCCCTTTGGCTTTAAAGCCGCCGTGGTCCTGACCCAAAATAACGGTGCCCGTGGTCATGGGGTAAGTGCCGTTATCGTTTTCAAAGGTTGCGACCACGCTAGGCGCAGACGCAAGGCTTTTAGCAAACTCCACATCGCCACCAAGGCGATCCTTCTGCGGAAAGCTAATAACCCAACCGACCCCTAATGCGCCTTGTGCTACAAGGTCATCTTGTATCTCAGCTAATCGCTTTCTTGGAAACGGATAACCGCCTTCTACTTCAACATCTTCTTCCGTAATATTTAATATAGAAAAGTACCCAGAAGATTGTTGCTCCGTAACGAACGTATCAAAGGTCTTGAGCTTTAGTATTTCAAGGGGTATCCACTGTTGCACCAAAGGCACACCCAACAGCACAACAATAACTAACAGTTGAAAAAACCTAGTCACTTTGGTTTATTGTGACTGTCTTATTACAGTTGGTACTACAATTATAAGTAGCTGTAATGCTTTTATTGGTTGTTCCTGATTGACTGGCTGTTACATTGTAATCGTCTGTATAAAAATTAAGCCTCATGTAATGATCGCCACTTCCTGTTTGGGTAATATCTGCGTCATTATTGTCAGCAGAAGTGTTGGCATATATCTTAGCGTAGTGTTCCCCTGTCCCTGATTGGGTTATAGTAAACTCTGAACTATCTCCGAAGGCTCTTATCTCGCCTTCTTTATCGTCACCTGTTTGGGTGATCTTATAAATATTATTATCGCCTTGCATGTAGATTTCGGCATCATTATCGTTGCCGTTTTGTATTATATCCATGTCATTTGAATCATCGTCAGCGTCTATATAACCGAAGTTGTCATTGCCGTCTTGGTCTATTTTATATTCGTTGCCGGTGTGATTAGCCACCTGACTATAGGCTCTGGCGGTGTTGCCGGTGCCATCTTGATCTATATCTATAGTCGCGTTACTACAATTATGAGTGGTGTAAGCACCTTCAGATAGCCCGCACCACACTCTAGCGGTATTGCCCGAACCTATTTGATCGATATAAATAACCGTTGAGCTTCCTTTTATTCTAACCTCGGTAGAATTGTCTCCTGCATAGGCGCAGAGGGCAGATAAACTAATCAG